AAAGAGAATAAAGTTTCATATGGTGTTTTAACTGGATTTAAATCTGATAACTCTTTGAGAACAAAATCTACTAGCAGTATATTCAATTACTATATTGACAGTAGTGATTATGGTGTGGTAGAATGTGTTCATCAAATTTTTCTTCATGGAGTTGTATGAAATATTGTTTTGATATCGACGGAACTTTGTGCGATACTCCAAACAACGAAAAGGGGAAACCAGATTATTTGAATGCTAAACCATTTCCTTTCATGGTTCAGCAGGTGAATCGTTTGTATGATGAAGGGAATCATATTATTATGCAAACAGCACGAGGTAAAGGTTCTGGCATAGACCACACTGAACTTACCACAAAACAACTGAATAAATGGGGATATAAGTACCATGAGTTATTCCCAATGTTCTGTAAACCAACCGCAGATTTGTTTATCGACGATAAGGGAATAGATGTTGAGTCTTGGAAACAATCTCAACCACAAGTTAAAGGTATTATTGCAGGAGCATTTGACTTAATTCATCCAGGATATATTCGAATGTTTAAGGAGTGTAAGACTCATTGTAATCATTTAACTGTTGCTCTTCATGAAGATCCTTCTCTTTCCAGGTCTTATAAATTAAAACCGGTTCAAACTTTGGAAGAAAGAAAAGAAATTCTAAAAGCCATTAGATATGTTGATGATATTATTGTCTATCAGGCAGAGGATACTTTCTTATCTTATCTCTGTGGATATAATATCAGATTTCTTGGAGACGATTATATTAATGGTAGTTATACTGGAAAAGATAATCCGATTAATATAGTTTTTGTCGATAGAAGTCATGACTATTCAACAACAGAATTAAAAAGAAAAATTGCAAAGTCCTTAAAATAAAATGAAAGCACTAGTAACGGGTGGAGCAGGATTCATAGGATCAAACCTTGTTGATACATTAATTGAACTTGGTTGGCAAGTTACCTGTGTTGATAATGAAAGTGCAGAATGTAATGAAAAGTTCTATTGGAATACAAAAGCTTATAATGTAAAGGTAGATATAACTGATTACAAAGCTTTAAAAAATTGTATGGGCAATGTTGATTATGTTTTTCACCTTGCTGCAGAGTCTAGACTTCAACCAGCAATTAAAAATCCAATTGAGGCAGTCACTAAAAATGCTGTAGGCACTTGTACAGTTCTACAATGTGCAAGAGAGACTGGAGTTAAAAAAGTCATTTATTCTTCAACATCTTCTGCTTATGGTCTGAACAAATATCCTAATTATGAGACAGATCCTAATGATTGCTTGAATCCATATTCAGTATCTAAAGTTGCTGGTGAAGAACTTTGTAAAATGTATACAAATCTTTATGGTATCAAAACAATTATCTTTAGATACTTTAATGTATACGGAGAACGTTCACCCACCACTGGTCAGTATGCTCCTGTGATTGGCATTTTCTTACGGCAAAAGAATGCTGATGAAGCACTTACGATTGTTGGTGATGGTGAGCAACGTAGAGATTTTGTGCATGTTCAAGATGTTGTTAATGCAAATATTATGGCAGCCTTGGAAGATCTTAAAGATGAATACTATGGGCAAATATATAACATCGGAACTGGTAAAAATATTTCTATTTTAGAAATTGCTAAAATGATTTCTGATAATCTTATTCACATTCCATTCAGAGATGGAGAAGCAAAAACTACTTTATCTTGTATTGATAAAGTAAGAAATACATTTGGTTGGGAACCAAAAATAGAATTGAAGCAATGGATTGAGAAAAATAAATGAGTACATTCGTTGTATTAAGAACAGCAGCACTTGGAAATCGTATTAAATCATATGCATCTCATATGGCAAGATATGATAAAGTAATGATTGAAAAACCAACTGACATTCACTTATTTGAAAACTTTGAATTAGCAACACCAGAAGATATTCAAAAGTATCCTCATACTGGATCTGTTTGGAGAATTCTCGTTGATGAAAATGAACAACATTATATTAATAATTTGAATACAATTGATTTTCTTTATAAAGATATTCCACAATATTTCATTAACAAGTATGTCCCTATCTTTAAAAGGTTTAAACTAAAAAAAGATTTACAAGAAATTGTAGATGGAATTATAAAAGATTGGGATAAGGATAATATGGTGGGAATTAATATCCGTAGTTGGTTACCTCCTATTGATAGTTGTGGAAGAAGTGTGTGGGTTGATCTTGATGGTTTTGAAAGAGAAGTGCAAAAATTAGATCCAAGTCAAAAGTTTTTCTTTTCATCGGACAATATGCAGATTAATGAATACTATAAGTCAAAATATCCAAATCAAATAATTACACTTCCAAGAACAGTAAATGTAATTGCAAATGATGGATGTGTTGATGATGTTCAACAAACTAAAGAAGCATTTCTTGAAATGTATTTGTTATCTCAATGCAAAAAGAAAATTATTTGTACCTTTGGAAGTACGTTTCCTGAGGCTGCTTGGTGGTTAGGTGGATGTAAAGCAGAAGTAATAACTCCGACTTTTTGGGACAAAGTACCTCAAGAATTCCTTGATGATGTTTTTCAGAAAAAATAATGGACAAAAATAAATCAGTATACAAACTTAAAAACTTTGGACCAATATATTATCTTAATCTGGATGCTCAACCAGAGAGAATGCAATATATGGAGGAACAATTTAAGTATTGGGAGATAGAAAACTATACTCGTATCTCTGCTTATGATGGTCGTGAAGACGATTTGAGTGATATTATTAAAGGTAAATATCCTGACATGATGACTTCTGGTGAAATTGGATGCACCACTTCTCACCTTAAGGCAATCAAGCATTGGATGGAAACTTCTAATAGCCCCTATGCAGTTATTATGGAGGATGATTGTGATTTAGATTTGGTAAGGTATTGGAATTTTACATGGCAAGATTTTATTGCTCGTGCTCCTTATGCATGGGATGTAATTCAACTTGCAATTATTTGCACTGGTGACATTCATGTTCCTATTCACAATCGGTTTGTGAATGATTTCTCTACAGCTTGTTATGTAATTACTCGTCATCATGCTGAAAAATTACTTCGCAATCATATTCGTGGTGATAAGTATAAACTTGATAATGGAGTTAGACCCAGAGCAGTTGCTGATGATTTGATTTACAATTCTGGATGCACTTATGCAACTCCATTGTTATTATATAAAATTGAGTTAGGATCTTCAATACACCCAGACCACATAGATATTTTTCATAAGAATAGTTACAATGTAATACGAAACTTTTGGGAAACTCAAGGAAGTCAGTTCACAATAGAGAACATTACATCTTATGATCCTTATCTAGGTAGGATAACCGAACCTTCACAACCTGCTTTTTAACCTTTTCTTAATTGACATATCTCTTTAAAGGGATTATACTAAATACACAAGCATATCAAGATGCCTCAACTACTCGCTTCTTTATGCTTTTTAAATTTATCCTTTAATACAAAAAAACAAGTATGAAATTTCTAGCTCTTGCTGCTGTCCTTCCTTTCATGACAGCTCCTGCGATGGCAGGTCCTTACGTTGAATCTAAGACCACTGCTCTGTCTGCTGATGGCGAGTACAACTCTTCACAGACCGAACTTCGTCTAGGTTATGAAAGCAAACTCAAGAACGGTGTAACCACTGTATTTGCTGAGTTTGGTCCTGGTTATGAGTGGAACAAAACAGGTACTCCTGGCGAAACCGTTTTGGTTGGTGAAGTTGGAGTAAAAACTCCCCTTTCTAAAAACGTTGGTGTTGCAGCCAAACTGTTTAGTGAGTATGGTTATGGCACTGAGATCTTTAACCTCGGTGGTGAACTGAAAGTTCGTTATACTTTCTGATCTATTGTCTTGATAATCACAAAAGGAGGGATTGACTCCCTCTTTTTTTTCCTATATAATGTGTAAAGTTTCATTACAAACTACTTATGACCGTAACGACTAATGATCGTGGACAACAAAATTTGTTTGCGAAGGAACCACAAATGTATGCTACTCAGGTTGAAACTGATTACGCAGTACGTGCCGAAAAACTCAATGGACGTGTAGCAATGCTAGGATTTGTTGCTGCCGTTATCTCATATGCTACCACTGGTAGTGTATTCTTTTTTGGTCAATTTGGTATTTAATTTAAACTTATTACAGAGAAAAACAATGAACGAAAACGCAGAACGCATTAATGGTTGGGCAGCAATGCTAGGAGTTATTGCCGCAATGGGATCCTATGCTCTGACTGGGCAGATCATTCCTGGAATCTGGTGAATGGGCACTCAAAATTTTTTGAGTATTTTTCTTGGTTATTTAATTGCGGGGATGATTTTAATTATCATAAAAAATTCTGATGATCATGATGACCACCCAGGTGGGGGTATGATGGTTCCTGTGTATAAAGCAATTTAATAATCAATACGGAGAGATTTATTTCTCTCCTTTTTTTATAAATATTAGTAGTGTTCGAGAATATAAAATGACCTTAGATCTTCACAATTTTTTTAAGTATTACGACGAAAAGAATTCTAATCATGTGGCAGCAGTTCAATGGTTAGAAGATAATCTACCCACAGAGTATCTTGATGATGCGGAAGGGGACTGGGTTGGTATCTTCAGAACCAAACCACCAACACCATCAATATTAGCAGTCCCATATTTTAATCAAGTAGATAACTATCGTGATGCCCAAAGAACTTGTAACAGTTCTTCTTGTGCTATGTGCTTGGCATTTCTAAAACCAGGTGTTATCCAAGGCGACGATGAGTATGTTAAAAAAGTATTTGCCATCGGTGATACAACTGATCACGCAGTTCAAACAAAAGTTCTTGCTGGTTATGGAGTCCAATCGCATTTTAGTTATAATCTTTCTTTTTCTGACATTGATAAAAGTCTTGATGGAGGCAAACCTGTTGTTATTGGCATCCTACATCGGGGTTCTTTATCTAATCCTACGGGTGGCCACATGTGTGTAGTTATCGGACACACTCCAGATAAGAAAGGTTATTATGTCAACGATCCTTATGGTTCGTTGAATGATAGTTACACTGGTCCCGTAACAAATGGCAAGAAGACCATTTATACCAAAGCAGTTCTCAAGCATCGTTGGTGCCCAGGAGGTAATGATGGGTGGGGAAGGATCTTCGACTGAGTTTAAGAAGAAAATTCTTGAAGAAGTAAAAAAACTCACAAATCACGGGAAGCACAAAGAGGCTTCCGAATTATTTAAAATATACTTTCCAAATTTCGGAGAAACACATGGCAAAAGTTGATCTACATAACTTCTTTCAATACTATGATGAGAAGAACCCTAACCACATCAAAGGAATTCAGTGGTTAGAAGATAACCTACCAATTAAGTATCTTGAAGATAACGCTGAGTGGGCGGAGATCTATAGAGGAAAAAAGACTAGTGCTACAGTAGCACCAGTTGCTGTAGCTCCTGCACCGGTTCCTGCTTGGGAACCAGCAACCCCCCCTGTAGCACCTACAGCAAGCAAGGATGATTTCCCTGCTGCTGGATTGAAATTGATTAAGGAATTTGAGGGTTGTCACCTAGCAGCATATCCAGACCCACTGTCTGGAAACTTACCAATCACAATTGGTTGGGGAACTACCCGTAAACAAGATGGATCACCATTTAAACTTGGTGATAAGATTACACAAAAAACAGCAGATGATTTGTTGATTGAACAATGCAAGAAGGAGTTTCTCCCACCACTTCGTAAGATCCCTGGTTGGAAAGAAATGACTGATGGTAAGAGAGGAGCACTCCTTTCTTTTGCTTATAATCTCGGTGCTGGATTTTATGGGTCTGGAGATTTTAATACTATCACCAAGCGTCTGAAGAATAAAGAATGGGATTTAGTTCCCGATGCGCTTTATCTCTATCGCAATCCTGGTTCTAATGTAGAAGCAGGTCTTGCTCGTAGAAGAAAAGCAGAAGGTGAAGCTTGGAAAAAAGGTTAACCTACCAAGTAAAGTAAAATGTTTAACAAAAAAGAAAATGCTATGGGACAACTAATTCGTGTATGTATTTTGGGTTGGTCTGCTGCTCTCCTTACAGCAAGTTATGCGGGAACTCTTTCTAAGATGGACCCCACATTTATTGCTACAGTCTTCACAGCTTCTGCTGCCACTTTTGGAATTAATACAATGAAGAAAGGTGGTGATGAAGAAGATGAAAAGAAAGAAGAACCTAAAAGAGAAGAGTACGTAGAAACTCCTCCTGAACCACCTACTTCTTATGTTGATGAAACTCTTGCAGAAAGAGTTGAGGCATTGGAAACTAAGGTCGAAGAGGAAGGATATGTCACCCCTCGCACTGGTGCATAATGGCAAAATCATCAAACAAAGATAAGAAAGGTTCTGCTGGGTCTAAGCAGAACCAAGGTAATGCTACAGCAAAAAAGGCAAAGAATGGTGGAAAGAAAAAATGAGGAATTATGACAAGAGAGTGGGACACTCCTAAACGGGAGTGTTGGAACAAACCTATTCACCAAATACTTAAAGCAATAGATAACCACACCCGTCTTCATTTGGAGACGGGTAATTTTTGGCATGAAGAGCAGGCACAAATACTTAGAACATACGTTACAGAATTAAAAGTTTTTATACACAAAGAAGAGGGATGGAATGACTGATCCAGTTTGGTCTGTAAATATTATGATTGCAGTTGGGTTGGCAGGAACTATTTGGATAATATACAAAATACTAAATATAGCAGATAGGGAAATAAAAAATGAGTCACCTCATCAACACTAAGTTGCCCAAAGAAGTTATTTTAAAAGCAGTCAAGAACTGTGTTGATGTATATGCTGATCCAAAAGATTTTACCATTGATAAAAGCATAAATGGATACTGTATTCTTACAGTAGAAGGAACAAAAGAAATGTCAGATTGGATTACAAATCTGAAATTTTTATTCCGAAGTGAGGATACTCATAGAGGTTTCAAATCTAACGCAATGAAAACCATTACAAATTTGGTTCTCAACTATGAATCTTTATGTAAAGAGAGAAAACTAGTTCTTGCTGGTCACTCTCTTGGTGGAGCAACAGCAACAGTTATCGCAGATTTGATGTTAGAGAATACACCAGACTTATCAATCGTTACCATTGGATCACCTCGTCCAGGTGGTCGTGGTCTTCGCAAAAGATTGAAAGTTGCAGATCATCTTCGTTTTGTTCATGGATCTGATATTGTACCCAAGTCGCCACCTTGGTTAACTGGATATGTTCACACTCACCCATCCATTCATTTGGAAGATGCCAATCCAGAATTTTTTGATAGAGTTGCCGATCACGATGCCGCATCGTATTACACCGCAATAGAGAAGTTACTATCATGAAAAACCTTTCAACAATTCTAGCCTCAGTCAGTTTAGCTATCAATGCCGCATTCGGCGTAGGAGCATATGTTGTATACGAAAAAGCAAAAGCAGTCTTAGAAGATCCACAAGGTTTTGTAACAGAAGTTGTTAAGGATCAAATTAAAGCAAAAGCAGAAGCAAAAGTTCAAGCAACGATTGATGAAAAGAAAGCAGAAGCAAAAGAAGCACTCAAATCAAAACTACCTATTAAATTATTCTGATGGATAGAGACCCATATATTTACCGTATTAAATCTGTTACCAAGGTTGTAGATGGCGACACTATTGATGCTGATATTGATCTTGGTTTTGATATCTCCCTTACTAAGCGAATTCGTCTTGCTGGTATCGATACCCCAGAGAGCAGGACAACTAATGTCAAAGAGAAAGTAATGGGTCTTGAGTCTAAAGAATGGCTCAAGAAAACTCTTGAAGGTGCTAAGGATATTCTAATCAAAACAGAGTTACCCGATAGCACAGAGAAGTATGGTCGTATCATCGGTCATCTGTTTATTAACGGTCAAGAGACCTCATTGAATAACCAGATGATTGCTGAGGGATATGCTTTGGCATATGACGGCGGCACAAAGGGTATGGATTTAGAATTGTTATTATCGAGAAGAAAGAAGTAGTTACTTATTGTGTGCTTTTTTATATTGATCTTGTTTTGATTTCTTCTGTTCTTTTTTGAGTAGTTTTAAATTCTTTTTATCTAATTCAGCAGCAAAATATAATTGTAATTCATAAGGGGTAAGGTCTCTATTCAAGAGTTTCTTGCCCCTTATCAGTATCTGAT